AGGCGATGTAGTACAAAAGATAGCTGGTAATGAAGCAAAAGAGATTGGAAGTGATAAGTCAACACAGATAAACGGAAACATGAATCAGAGAGTATCTAAGAATGTAAACTTAAATACAGTTGGTAATCATACTGAAAACATTAAAGGTACTCATACAAAGACGACAACTGGTGAAGATAAAAGAACTAACTTAAATAAAGCAACACACATTATTGCTGATAACTATTCAACATTATCTGGCAACAATATCAACATTGCAGCTGGTACTAATGTAAACATGGCTGCAGAAGAAACAATGACTGTGAAGTCAATTGGTAATCAAAAATTAGAAAGTGAGGCAACTCAAACTATTACTGCACCAACTATGGACATTGATGCAACAACTGGTACAATTGATTACAACACTGGATCAATAGATGTGGTGTCTGGTAACATTACAGATACAAATGTAACATTACATTCACATACACACAATGTAGCAGATGCTGACCCTGCTGGAGATAATGGACCTGGTCCAGATGTAGAGTCAGATTCACCAACTAGCGGAACATAACTATGAGCGGAAAACATTGCGGACCATCAAAAGGACTTTTAGATCTCGATGCTAAGATCGGATCAGCTATGGACGACTTGCAAAATAGTTCTATTGGAACCGGTGCAGCAGGTATTGCTGATAGTATTAGTGGACTTAAAGATAATCTTAAATCAAAAACTGATGGAATACTTGCAGACATAGAATCTGCTATACCTGAGATACCAAAACCAAAAGCCAACTTACAAGAACAAATGACCAAGTTAATGAGCAACTTAGATAACCCAGGTGCATTGTTATCAGAACTAGAAGGTATTAAAGGAAACTTTGGTGGAAGTATTAATGTAGATGAAATGTTATCTAATGCTGGTTTGGATCCTAATAAGTTAAATAACTTAAGTGAAGAGTTAGAAGGTTTACAAAAGAAAGCTAAATTACAAAATGCAGTTGGCTCTCTTGGTAAATTGGCTACAGGAGATTTATCAGCAGTTAAATCTTTAATGGGTGGACTGCCAGTTATTACATTACCAGGTTCTGATGCGGCTAGTATTATTGATGGCATATGTAAAGACATTCCAAATTTAGATTTAGATGCAGATGGAAACATTATAAAAAAAGGTGTAGAAACTAAGGTAGCATCAGAAGATGCTGAACCAGTTGAAGACGCAGCTCCAAAGAATGATACTCCTCCTCCAGCAAAAGATAAAGCTCCTGCTGATAATTTAGAAGAATCAAACACTGTAAACTTAAATCCAGATACAGATGTTGCTGCTAAAATAGAAAAAGAACTTGCGGATGAAATTAGAGAAAGAGTGTTTCCTATTAGAGAAGAGTATAATGTACAATTCGAATTGGCCTTGTCAAAAGGAAAAGAAGCAAAAGAGTTTTTTAATGAAGCCAAAAAGTTTTTTGAATTCGGTGGACATAATGCAAGAAAGGCAAATAGAGCTAAAGGAGATGCAGCTAAAGCAATACAAGACAAAGCTATAAAAGAATCAATTGGATTATTATTTTTAATAGAATTAACAGAAAAAGATATCAACTACAATTACAACGTAAAAGGCGAAAAGGCAGGCTTGTGGGATAAAAGAACATTTAGAAAGCCAACTATAACATGGGATGAAATACATGAAAATACTAACTTTCAAAATTTAACTTCAATAGTAGACAGGATTTTAGCAATACCGAGTTTAGAAATAAAAGGAGAGAGACCACCACGAGTTAACTTTGGTGGATAAATAAACATATGGCTACATTTACAGATTTCAACAACAGCTTTGCATTCTTACCTTCAACAGGCGATCTTGCTTTGAAGAAAGATGTAGAATCTGTAAAACAATCTATAAAGAACCTGGTACTAACTGATAAAGGTGAGAGACTAATGCAACCTAGAATAGGATGCAAGATAAGATCATTGTTGTTTGAAAACTTTACTCCACAGTCTAAGATGGTAGCTAAACAAACAATTGGAGAAACGATAGATCAATTTGAGCCAAGAGCTAATCTAATAAACATTGAGATATCTTTTGCTCCAGATAATAACTCAATGTACGTATCAATTCTATTTAATTTAATAAATAATGAACAGGTACAGAATTTAGACTTAGAATTAGAGAGAATAAGGTAATGGCAAATAGTAGTTTATCAGTAGCAAATTTAGATTTCACAGACATTAAGAACGATCTTAGAGGATATCTAGTATCCCAAGACTTACTAAAAGACTTTAATTTTGAAGGTTCTAATATGTCAGTAATGCTGGATATACTAGCTTACAATACGTATATGCAGAACTTTTATCTTAATATGGTCGCTGCTGAAGGGTTTATCGATAGTGCACAACTAAGAGATAGCGTTGTATCACATGCTAAAGCATTAAACTATTTACCTGGCTCACAAACATCTTCAAAGGCAGTAATTGATTTTGAAATATTACCAGCTAATACTCCTGCAAATATTACAATACCAAAATATACAGCATTTACATCACAAGTAGATTCAAACACTTATACCTTTACAACAAATGAAAGAATTACAGTATCAGCTGATACAGACGGAAGATATATTGTTAATGATTTAGATATTTTTGAAGGAGACGTTGTTTATGAATACTTTACAATCAATACAGCAAACACAGGTCAGAGATTTGTTTTACAAAATAAAGAAATAGATATAGACAGTTTAGGAGTAACAGTTTTAACTTCAGCAACAGATACAACCAATGCTGTATTCACTAAATCATTAACTACAATAGGGTTAGACGGATCATCAAATGTATATTTTGTTGTTCCTGCAGAAAGTGAAAAGTATGAACTACAGTTTGGTGATGGTGTAGTAGGTAAAAAACTTATTAACGGCAATGTTGTAGAAGCTGTATATAGAAAGACAGCAGGTGAATTGCCCAATGGAGCTAACTCTTTTAGTATTGGAACAAATGATATACCATTTGACAACACTACAATCAGTGTAGTATCTAGTGCAAAAGGTGGTGGTATTGCTGAAAGTATGGAATCAATAAAAGTAAATGCTCCTAGATCAATTACAATACAGGACAGAACTGTAACAGTAAATGATTATACTACACTACTATTACAAAACTTTAATGACATAGAAACATTAAATGTCTTTGGTGGCGAAGAAGCATCACCACCAGAATTTGGTAAAGTTATAGTATCAGTAGATTTAAAAAATGCAGACGGTATACCAGATAGTAGAAAAAGAGATATAGAGGACTTCTTAAGACTAAGATCGCCTTTATCAATAATACCTAAAGTTATTGATCCAGAATTCTTATTCGTTCAAATTAATACAGATGTTACATATGATCCAAACATTACATCTAAATCTGATCAAGACATTAAGACATTAGTAAATGATAAATTAGATCAATTTGCTACCACTAACATTAATAAGTTTAATAGTACATTAAGAAGCTCACAATTAGTTAGAAGCATAGATGACAGTGATGCATCTATTTTAAATAACGACACAACTATACTTTTAAAGAAAAATGTAAATCCAGATCTTGGTATAGCAAACAGCTTTGTTCTTAATTTTAACAATAAACTACAACAAGAAATTCCAAATGCTTCTAATCAATTTTTAGATGGTTCAGCACCTGTAACATCTTCATCATTTACTTTTGCTAATCTAACAAGTTGTTCTTTAAGAGACAATGGTTTAGGAACATTACAAGTTATTAAACAATCCAATGGAACATTACAAGTTGTTGAAAGTAATATTGGTACAGTAGATTATAATGAAGGTATAGTAAGCATTAACAGTTTACAAGTATCTGCATTTGAAGGAGCAGCCATAAGCGTTACAGCTCAGCCTGCAAGTAGAACAATCAAATCAAGTAAAAACATTATACTAAGTTATAACAAAGCACCAATAATTAATATTATTCAAGAGAGAGTATAATGCGACAAATAGAGGACAAACTTTCTTTATTTGTAAAAGAACAGTTTCCAGCATTCTATAATGAAGAAGGAGAAATGTTTCAAATATTTCTCAAAGCATATTATGAATACCTCGAACAAGAAAACAAAACACTAGACTTTTCACGTAACTTATTAGAATATAAAGACATTGATAAGACTACTGGAGAGTTTTTAGAACACTTTAAACAGACCTTTTTATCTCATTTACCAGGATTAGTTAAGGCTGATGATAGACTTACTATTAAGAATATCATGGATTTTTATCGTGCAAAAGGAACTCCAAGAGCAGTTCAACTATTGTTTAGACTGTTATTTGATGAAACTATAACAGTTAACTATCCTAGTGAAGATGTACTTAAGCCTTCTGCATCAACATTCAAATTACCAAGATACATAGAAGTTTATACTGGAAACTTAGATAAACTTATTGAGTTAGAAGGATTAGAGATAGTTGGAGATACAAGTGGTGCTAAAGCATTTGTAGAAAGTATATCTACAAAATTACTTAATAGTGTAAAAGTTTATTGTATTAAGTTATCAAATCTAAGAGGAAACTTTATTAGAGGAGAGATAATTGCTAAATCTTCAGACGGCAATACTGACGATATGCCAATTGTTACAGGTTCATTATCTGATATTGATATAACATTAGGTGGTAGTGATTTTGTAATAGGTGATAGATTTGACGTCATTGCTTCATCAGGTAAACAGGGACAAGCAAGAGTAACCGCAGTTTCAGATGCTACTGGATTAGTAGACTTCGAACTAGCTAATGGAGGATTTGGTTTTTCAAAAGATGGTAATGTTACGTTTACTGATGTTAATGATCAAAACCTAACTGTAGGCAATGTCATCAATGCTGCACAAGCATATAGTAATACATTTACAGGAAACACTCATGCTAATGGTGATCTTAATGTAGCTGCTCCATTTGACAGTATAATTAATAAAATTGATGATGCAGAGTTCTTTAGATTTGAAACTGTAAGACAGGATGTGGAGAATGTAAACATATCTTTATCTACTGCTTTTAATCAAAACCTAACAATATTTAATACAGCTAATTCAACATATACGCCACCAGATTTACCTACAGTACAAGGAGCTCTATCAAATGGTCACATTGTAGCTAATGGTTACATATTTGAAAATAATACAGGAACAGGAACAAACAGTCTTAAGGTAGCAATGGTAAGTGGTTCTTTTGGAAACCAAGTAACTGCTACAATGAACTTAAATTCAAACACTCATACGTTTGAAGTAAACGAAGAGATTGATGAAGAGTCTGCTGTAACTTTAACTGTATTTAATAATTCATCTGCTAACCTAGAAGTAATCTTCAGTACAAGTGATGTCGTTGAAGGAAGCTCATCTGGAGCAAATGGTGTTGTTGCTGGAGTTACTAACTCAACTGTAATGACTGTTAATGGAGTATTCGGAACATTTACTTCAAATGATAATATTTTTGTATCAGGTGCACCAGGAACATTTGCTAATGTTACAGATATTAATATAACAAACAGTGGAGCTAATGGTATAGTATCAACAGCCAATACTTCAGAGATAGTTATTAATGATGTAGTAGGTGCATTTAATGATGACTTAAAGATTAAAGGAAGAAGAACAAATGCTATTGCAGTAATGAATACAGTATCAAATACTGGAGCATCTGATGTTTACTTTAATGGAAACAATCAAGTAAATGCATCAATATCTACAACAAGCAATCTATCTATAACAGCAACAGTAATAGGATCCAATGCAACAAACATAGGTTTTAAGAATACAAGAACAGCTTCCGGAAGTACATCAACATTCCATAACAGTGCAGCTGCTTTTATTAAAGGCGATATATCAAACACACATGCAAATGTATTAGGAGTAGGAACAGGAACAGGAGCAGACTTTACAATAGGTTCATTAGAAAACGAAGACCCAATAACAATCTATACAGATTTTGTTGGAGAGAATAATGTATCAAACGTATCATATTTAGATTGTGTTATTGATGGAGGTAATAGTGGTATAGGATTTTTAGATACTGTTTCTATAGACACGCCTGGTTCAGGATATACTCAAGACCAAGTAATTACATTTAATGACGGTGGACCTGGTAACGGACCACCAACACAAGTAGCTGAAGGAAAAATAACATCTGTAGGTTCTGGAGGAGAAATTCTGAGCGTACAAGTAACTAACAATGGAAAAGGTTATTTCTCAACTGCTACTGCTACTATGCCAAAATATCCTAACAACACAATTAATGATAGCGGAGCTGTAACAGGAAACTTTGACTTTGGATATGGATTTCCAAAAGATGAGGACGGAGACTTTACTACAATTTTAGATAATGTCTTATCAAGAATAAGTGGAAATGTTGGTACTATAACATCATTATCAAACATTAACCCTGGTAATAACTATAGTCATGATCCGTTTATATCAGTATACTCACCTAGTATAGCAAAATTTGATAAAAGAGATATTGTACTAAATCTTACAAATATGTCGAACACAGCAACAGGTGCATATAAAGACTTTGTTATTGGAGAGACAGTTAACCAAACTATTACGTTTACATCACAAGTATTGACTGTAGGTGGCGGACATTTCATTAGAACATTTAACAACGGTGCTGCTAATGCAAGTGCTTCTAATACAGACATACAAAATTTAATTGGTCATACTGTATCACAGGTAACACAAGTTGGCAGTAGTGGCAATGGAAACACAACTATTACAACTCTAGGAGAAATACTTTCAGGAAACTCCTCTGCTATAGTAGCTAAGACTTTAAGAGTTAAAACAGACACAAATGGAACCGTATCATTTACAACACCTTCTAATCCGTTTACAAATAGTTCAGTAGGTGCAAATGTTACAATAGGAGACCCAAGTGTAGCTGATAGTAATATATCAGGTATTGTAGGCGTTCTAACATCCGTAGGAACCGTTGCACAATCACAGACAGCAAAAGGACAGGTATACAAATTTACAAACAATAACGACGGCACAGGTGATGTTGGATTAAGAAGGTTATCGTTTAGTGTAGGATTTGATAGTTCAAATATTATTTCAGGTACTACATCTACAGCAGGCGGTACAATAGATTCAATATATGTTGATGACTCCACAAGACCAATTGGTGATAATGCAAATGTAGTTGGAGATGCTAAAGCTGCCAACGGTATTGTTACTGCGGTAGAAGTTATAGATAGTGGATTTGGATATCAACATAATGCTAGCTTAACTTTAAGATCAACCAATTCACAAAATCAAATAGTTGTAAGTGGTACAGCAAATGTAACACAAACAGGCACAGGAGCTGGATATTGGGAGTCGAGAGAGTCATTTTTGAATACTAAATACATACATGACAACGATTTTTATCAATCTCACTCATATGTTATTGAATCTGGGTTGTCTTTAAATAAATATAGGGATATACTACTAAAG